ATAGTTATCCACTTCTTGTGGTGGGATATTACCTATATCAATTTTAAACACTCTTTTTTCAGGTGCTCTCATAATACGATGGATTAACATCGCATCTTCCATAAGAGATAATTGTTTCCACAATCTTCTACCATTTTCAACCATTGATTTACCATACGGTAACCAGTTTGTATCCGATAAAAGACGGAAGTGAGCTATCTCAAAATTTTCATATTCTTGTTTTCCGTTAGGATCCTCATTTATTTTAAACTTTACAACATTTGGATTTGTAGGGTCAGTTAATTCCAATCTTTCGGTATTATATACCGAATGTGGGGTTACGTTTACAATACCTTTACCTTCAGCAACTTCTAATCCCAAAAAGAAATCACCGTATTTACACATATTTCTAACCCACGGCCAAAGTGCAAAATCAATATTTAAAATATCGTAAAAAAGATTTTCTAAAATTTCTTGTACTTTTGGATTATCAGAACGAATTGTTAGAATATCTCCAAATTCGTTTTTAAGTGTAGATTCATCAGCGTAAATATCTAATGCAGATGCAATAATTGGGTCTTGATCCATTGCATCATAATCTCTAAAAACTTCTCTTCGAACTTGTTGATATGCCATCGAAATGGCACCACCCGCTTGTTCAAAATAAGATTTTTGTAATTTGGTATATCTATCTCTTAATGAAGAAAGATTTGTTTGTTGCCTTTCATCAACATCAAAAACCTTTCTTTTTCCACTCACATCAACAGTAACAACTGCTTTTGACTGGAAGAGTTTGGATAATCTACCAAAAAATGAAGTATCTGCCATAATTTAAATTTTAATTACCACTTTCTACAAGACCAATAACGTGCTTTTGTTCTTGGACCTGGATTATCACAATTGTGTCTAGCTCTAAAGTTTGCTCTTCTACCAGGATTGTTCTTTTTAATTTTTACACCTTTCTGGCCAAAGTTTACTTTAATAACTTTACCAGTTTGAGGGTTTTTTACATAAACCTTAAATTTCTTTACATCACCTGCCATTGGTTTACCCAACTTCACCTCTCTACCTTGATATTCAGCTTCATAAACACAACCACAATTGGCTTCCTGTAATTCGGAAGTATAAGATTTTAAGAAATTTAGAAAATCTTCTTCATCTTCATCTTCTACATCCAATTCATCATAATCTAAAAAATTATGTTCTGGTTGGTCAAATGGATAATCATCAACATATCCACTTGAATATCTTTTCAAATCATCAGTTTCATTCAATATTTTCTTTAATTTTATCATAGTAAATACTCCTACACAATATAAATATATAAAACTATTTAATCAACCATGTCAAATCTTCAGAACTATTACCAACTTGCATTTGCCAAGGGTTTGTATCATTTAAAGAATTTCCTCCAAAACCATCTAATTGATAAGTTTGTTGTGAAATTCCACCCAAAGCACGTTTGGTTAAATCAATACCTTCTTGTCTTAATCGAAGAGCGGTATCCCTAACCCAAAGTGCTATTCCTAATGCCATCGTAAGGTCATCATTGTAACCCTTCATAGCCTCTGCTCTATTTCCTGACCATATAAATGTAAATAATTCATCTATTAATCTAGTAGAACGAATTGTAACCTCTTTTTCTCTAATATACTGTTCTAATTTTGAAATAATTAATGGACGGGTTTTTATTGTAGTTGAAAACCCAGCTACCATACCTCTTTCCTCTGATCTATATTTGTTATGAAGTTGATGTTCTACATCTACATATTTTAAATCTTTACTCATATAGAAAAGATTTCTATATCCCCTATTAATTACCTGTTGAATTACCGCCCAACCAATATTTGCATTTTCTACAACTAAAAGTGCTTCATTGTATTCAGTAGAAAGTGCTACAAGAAAATTACCAAAATCTTTGGTATCCATCTTACCTTTATATTCTGCGACTTGAGTTGCAGTCTCTACATCAAAAACATGAGCAGCGGAATAATCGGCCCCATCACCCCTAGCAACATCCGCTACTACCATGTAACCATTATTGTAATTTGGAAATTCCCATCTCCATAAATTATGGTCAACACCTGTTTTCTCAACTGGTTCTTGACAAAAAGTTTCTTTGTAAAAAATAAGTAGTTGCGGGTCAATTACCGTATCACCTGAAGAAATAAAATCACAATCGCATTCTTGTGCAGCACCTTTCGGTCCTAATAATCTTTCTTGTTCATCTCTCCACTTTTGGTCTCTTTCAGGATGAACTGTCCAATGTAAACGAATTGTATTAAAATCGTTTGTTTCTTCTTCTGCTCCCACCCATGCACGATGAAAAAAGTTACCAACACCATTTGGTGTAGATAATATAATAGAATTACCACCCGTTGATAATGTAGATTGAGCAGATAACCATATTTCTTCAATATTATCTATAAATGCTGCCTCATCAAATACCAAAAGTGATAAGGCTTCAGAACGTCCAGCATCTCCAGATGATGAAGTTGCTTTAATTTGTGAACCATTTGAATATCGAAGAGAAAGTTTGTTATCTTCTATTGTATTTTGTTTCAACCAAGAAGGAAGATATTGATTCATTATTCTTACTTTTGTAACAAGGTTCTTAGCAACTTCTTGTTTTGTTGCAATTACCAATACATTAAAATCTTGGTTAAATAACATTTTCCAAAGTGCAAATCCAGCTACAAGTGTTGAAATACCTGTTTGTCTAGATTTTAAAACAATATTATATCTATGTCCTGCAAATTCATTTAGTGTTTTTTCTTGAAATGGATATAAATGGAATGGAATTTTACCTCTTACTGGATGTTGAATTGTACAGTATTTTTTCAAAAAATGTACTGGATCCGATGCACATTTTTGATATTCTAATTTTATTATATCTTTTAAAGATGCCATTCATTTATTAATTTACCAATAACACACCTGTAGCTACTATACCGAAAAATGTCCCTACTTTGTATAAAAATGTAGTTCTTCTTTGTTTTTTTAATTCTTTGTAAAGTTCGGTTGATTTTTGTCTTTCTAAACCAAATTGTTTATCTTTTTCTCCAATAATAAAATTAAGATTGGAAATTTTTGAATTAAGATTAGATATAATTGTATCTTTAATTACAATTTTATCTTCAGTAAGTTTTAATATTTTTTGTGTTTCTATTAATTCTTGTACAGCACCATCGCCTTTAATTAAGTCTTTAATAACTAATTTAGCGATTGGAACTTTTAGTGGCACTATCGTATCCGCTGGTATCGGTGTTGTAGCGGTTTGCGAAAAACTCAAGTAACTCACTAAAAGTAAACTGATTAACATTATTAACTTTTTCATTTTGTTTTTCCTTTATTGTTTTTATATTAGTTTGTACTTTTGTAATATCATTATCGATATTATTTAATTCAGAATTTAAAAATACAATTTTATTATCAATTTTTGAATTTAAACTGTAAACTGAATCTATTCCTGTTTGTAAACTATCAATTTTGTGATTATATCCTTCAATATCAGTTTTAATACCTTTAGTTCTAAAAATATTGTATCCAACTAAACATATTAATACTAATAACAATAAGGATGTATATCTTTGTTTCATAATATTTTCCTTTTTTTATAAATAATGTTCTAAATTGTTTTTCCTTATAATTTCAAACGCCTCATTTCTTCTTTTTTCTACTTCTTGTATTTCAAGTAACCCATTATCAATAATTTCTTGAATTTCTGCTTTTACTTCTTCTACTGGTTTAGGCAATTCCCATTTATCAGTAGTTCCGTTTTCATTTACATATTCATAAACTTGCTTTACTTCTGAAAGAGATTGTTTTAAAGAATCTAACTTTATTTTTCCTTCAATCAACATTCTTGTATAAATTCTATAATCTTCATACTCTTTCCATAAACCCGTAACTCTAAAATTATGTTCTCTTTCTGATAGACAGTCTATACAATATCCAGTTTTTTCAATTATTTTCTTATCATTGTGGTTTTTTCTTACCTTTTTACATTCAGGATTTTTACATTCTTTAAGTTCATTTATATAATCTCTTGCATTTTGAAATGCTTCGTGATTTTTAGATGTTTTAAGTGTATAACCTTGTTTTTTTTCATACCTATTGTATTCATCTTCCCAAATATCTCCAACTTTTCTTTCAACTTTATTTCCAGTCCAACCTAACTTTGTATCAGTTTGATATTCACCCGTTTTAATCATATCCACCAACTTTCTACGAGTGGGATGCATGTATTTTTTTTGAAATTCTTTACTCATTGTTATATATTAGGTTACTATTTTAATATAAATATGTAAAAATTAGATTTTACGAAATTATCCGTAAAATATTCCCAATAATTGATTTACTGATGCAAAAGCCCCAGTTAATTTAAATGTTTTACCTTGATAAACAAAAACTATACCTTCTATTGGAACTATTTTTGATTGTCCACCAATAGAATTTAATCTTTTGAGTTCTAATTTTAATTTTTCTATTTTTTTAGGGTCACCAGATTTCTTAACATCCTTAATTGTTTGGTCTAATCTCTTTTTAATATCTCTAATTGCAGAATCTGGATTTACCGTAAGTACTGATGATGTAAATTGAAGTACTTCAGCTCCAACACCCAAAAATATATCTTCAAATTTCATTAAATTTTGTTTACTTATTTTTGCGTGGTCTTCCTTTTCAACTTTTTGAGCCCATTCTAATGTTTTGCCATCCGTAATTGAGTTTTTATCAACTCTAAATCCTTTATCTCCAAATGCCCATCTTTTTACCAATCCCATTTTAGTATTATTATCTAACAATGATGGTGATTTTTTATCCACAAAATTTTCCCACCAAGCTTGATGATAATCAGCTACACCATCGGTATCTCCTAAACTGTACTCTTGTTGTAATTTAGATATTTGTGATAAAAATCTACCTTTTAAAGAACTTAATTTTTTAGATTTAGGTAAATTTAAAACAGGAGGCCCTTGTATTGTATAATTTGATTGAACATCTTGATTAATTTGTTTAATCATCCCAGCTAAAATTCTTGCTGTTCCTTGATTTTCACCAATTGCATTACCATCTTTATCGTATTCCATTGTTCCATGAAATACTAATAATGGTTGACCATAGGGAATTACATTTACTGATGTAGGATAAATCACTTCTAGGTTCATAAAACATGCACCATCTTTAAATATTTTCTTTCTTTGTGGTTCGGAAAGTGATTTTATTGCGGAAGTTAGGTCTTGCATTGCAAAATTGTAAGCTTTTTCTAATTCACCTCTTCCACTAAACTTATCTGCTACACCCTTTATATCTAATGCCCCTGCACCTTTGTTTTTTAAGTGAGATTTGTTACGTGCTGCGACTAATCTACCACCTACCCAACTAATTGCAAGTGCTTGTCCATCAGTTTTTTCTCTTGCAAGTTCTAATTCACCTTCTAAAGCAAGATTTACAATATTTTTTAATGAACCAAATGTTAAATTAATTTCAGTATCAAATGGGTGATTCATGTGTCCATACGCACCACCCTCTAAAAGTAATTTAGACTCATTTATATTTTCTTTTATTAATCTAAAAGTTACTGCCTTCTTACCATTTATAGTTGGCATTCCATATTCATCTTTTCCAATTGATTTTACAACTACTTTTTTATTTTTAAATTTTCCCATCAATATAGTATCACCTACTTTTACAGGTAAAACTATATTTTCATATAGTTCTTTTTGTTGTTTATCTAATTGTTTTCTCAATTTTTTTATTTTCTTCTCATGATTATCCATCCACTCTTGATCTGGATAGCCATGAGGAGCCAATTCTTTTATATTTTCTTTTTCAATACCCTCTATTTTTGTATAATAATTTGGGTCTCCAAATAAATGGTCTAATGTAATTTCTTTTGCAATATTGGTATCAGTAGTATGTTCTCTTTCTGTTTTGTAACCTTTTTTAAATTCAGTTGTTAATTGTTTAATTGAAACTTGATGTTTTTTACCTATATCAGATAAGCTGATACTATCTGATAACTCAACTGGTATTTTTTCTTCATGTTTCTTTTTTTCATTATAAGAATCTATCGCGTTTACTAATACATCATTTGGGATTTTCATTGATTCCAACCCATCAATTACTTTTTCCATAAAAGCATTTAATAATCTTTCATCTTCATTTGTATCTGCAAATAATGCGGCCTTTCCTGTTCCCAATAGTAAAGTTTCTCCTACAACATGAGGAACAAATTCAATTGCAAGATGTTTTGCAAATGGCAAAACACCACTTGATAATCCACCGGTTGCTACTCCTAATAATCCTGCGAATACTATTTTTTTAGTAACATCAATAATAGCTTTCTTATCTTCTTCTTCTAAATCATTGAATCCACCAGGTTCACTAAATGTTTTTCCAACCGCCTTAGCAGCGGTTTTAAATGTTTGTGCTTCATGCTTTAAACCATGAATAATTGCATTCCTAGCACCTTTTGCTTTATCTCTTAATGCTTCACCCCAACTTCTTCTTTCTTGTGAATTTGGTTTTTGTTGTGATTGTTTAAAAAATTCTTTTTCTTTTTCTGCCCAACCACTTAATTTTCTTTTAATATTTTTTATAGAATACTTTGAAACATCTGCTCCACCATCTGCAGGTTCTGCATTTTTATTAAACTCCCCATCATAATCAATTACTTTTACAGGTAATTTTTTACCATATGCAGTAAATGATATTAAACGAGTATTACCAGCAACTAAATGTAAAGCACCATTTTTATCTCTTAATGCAATTGGTGGAGGAACATCGTTTCCTTTTTCAATACCCTTTTCTAATCTATTCCAATCTTTACCATACTCATCAGCAAGTTCTTTACCTTTTGATTTCATACCATCCATACCACCTTCTTCACTTGCATTTAGAATTTCAGCAACATCGGTGTTACCCATATTTTGCATTTCATTAGAAGATAAATAAACTGGTTTTGCATCTTTCATTTTCTGAATCATATCAGATTCATTTTTAAAAGCGTTTGGTGCAACATTTTTAGTTACTTCATTTTCAAAATATTCTCCAGTTTCACCCTGATATTCCTCATCGGTATAATCTCTTATATTTTTTACTTGAGCTCTTTCATCGTCTAAAATCTGGCGAGCATCTTTTCCATCTTTCCAAGATGTATCATCTTTTTGAGAAATATTTTTTTGAATATCTGGTGCATGCTTAAACATTTTTGTTCCTTGAACTGCGCCAGGTTGTGGTTTTTCTTTTTCTCCACTTGGTTCTTCTGATTTTGAAGGAATATATTTACCACCATCGTCTTTTGTAAACGTAGGTGAGTTTTTATCTTTTTCTTTACCCTTCAATTTATATATACCATATCCAATGTGAGTATATTTTTCATCCTCTTTGGATTCTAGTATTATAGATTCTTGTAGTTTATTTGAAATAAGAGAAAAAATCTTTTTGTTAAATTTAGAATATGCCCTATCTACAAAAAAATTCTTTTTTTGTTCTTCTGTACCCGTTCCCAATCCCAATCTCACTTCAGTACCTGATACTGAATTTGATGGCATGGGTGAAATATAAACATAACCTCTATCTTTATATCCTTCTGTTGGATTGTCATCCCATTTTTGAAAATATTTGCCCCCTAACCTATTAGAATCTTTTTCACCAACAACACTAATAAATGCTGTTGTTTTATCATTAAACTTTTTTAAAACTTCGGTAGGAGCATAAGGATTTTTTACATCAACTATTCGGTTTGATGGTACACCAAACATAGTTGTTATAATTTCTTTTTTTTCTTTAAAATTAAATGGAGATTTTAGTTTTTCAACCTTATTAGATGTACCTATATATACATTATCTTTTCCAAATTTCTTAACTAAATGATCGTATGTAGCATAATGCCCTTTATGAAAGGGCTGAAACCTACCAACATATACTACAATAGTTTTTTTGATTTGGTTTGGCTCTTCTAATAATATTTGTTCAACTAAAAATTTAGAAAGTTCGTTCATATTATATATCTGTCAGTATATAAATATAATTTTTCACCTTATTAGTGATTTTTATATACAAACGGATCTCTTTTACGAAGTTCTTCTAATTTTTTACGATAAAGTTCTTTTTTTCTTTTTTCTTCTCTTTTTTTCTTAAAGTAAGAAAAAATTTTCTTGATTAGGTTCATTTTCTAATAAATTATTTAAATTTTGAGTATAAATATTACCCACAGATTCTTCGGTGTATTCTAAAAGTTTATTTCTATTATGTTCTAATATAGAATACATTTTTTCATATAATTCATCCCATTCTTCAGTTGTTTTATTGATTAAAGATTTTACTATTTCAAATATTTTAATAATTCTTTTAGAATTATCATTTATATCATCATAACTTTCATCCCAAAAGTCACTAAATGTTTTAAATCCTTTTTCTCTTAACCATTTTAGTATACCGGGTTTTCCTACTATTATGAATGGATGTAAATGTTGTATGCCTTTAAATGTTTTTTCTGAAATATAGTGGCCATGTTCATAGAATATAGTTTCAGTAATAACACTAAAATAACTATTTTTGTAATTTTCTTTGTTTTCAAACCCAAATCCCCAAACACTATTAATATCTTCATAATCTACCGAATGTTTTGATATTTTTTTTAATTTAAAAAATCCATATAACATTTTAGATTTTACTATCTTATCGGTAATATATAGTTGGTCATCATAATCAACTCCATTTGCCAAATCTAAACCTAAATCGTTATGATTCCATAATGATAAATCTATTGAATAATCAATATTTTCTAAAAGCTTCTCACTTTGTAATAAACTTAATAAAATAACTCTATGAGGTGCAATTCTTCTATTTAGAATTAAACACTTTTTAGGTCTTTTTTTAGTATTTTTCATTTCATCAATAGACATTAAAGTGTTTTTATTTGAATGTCCATTAAATTCAAAAATTTCATTACCATAAAGTAAATGTCTAGTTTCTTTCATTTTAGAAAGCAATGACCAACAATAATATCCAGTATAAAATTGAATTTTTTGTGGACTTTCATTTAAGTAAGATTGATAAATATCACGTGTATTCATTGCAGATGATATTATTAAAACTTTATTTGCAGGTATCCCTATTTCTTCACATTTTTTATGTAAATTTTGAAATAAAATTTTTCTTATATCTCCCTCACTACTATAATCAAAAATTAAAAATAAATTTTTAGATGTTCTTAAATATTTTTTTGTTTTTTCTGATATAAAATTGAAACAATGAGTGTTTTCATGATAATTTAAATTTTCACCAGTACATGTATCAATACTTCCATACGGGTGTATGGTATAAAAATATAAACCAGCTTGTTTATGATGAAGAATTAATTGAGTATCAACTTCAAAAAATGTATCAGATATGTGAATATTTTTAATAATATCTTCTGGAAGATTTAGATTACAATCATAAACAGGAACCTGAACATATTTTTTATTAAATTTTTCAATGAATTGATGTGTGACTGTAAAATTATTATCCCAATAATCTTCAGTATAATTATAATTCCATCCATTTGGTGCAAATCCACCAGGTCCAATTACATCAAACACTCTTTTAATTTGCATAATATAATTCTGGATATTCCACTAAAATTACAGGTTTATTTTCAGATAGGGCCTTTTCGTAGGCCGGTAAAATTTTATCAGCAGAATCTAATTTTATTACTTCTATATTTTTAAGTATTGAAGAAAACTCATTTGAATAATCTGCTTTATGTTGATGACCTGGATCTAATGGTTTATCAGAGCCCTTACCAACTCTAATAATTACTTTGGGTGTCCATTCACCATCAGACATTAGTTCTAATTTATCTAAATGATTTACAAGTTGATTTGCGGCACATATTAAAAAATCCCATCTTGGATAAAAAGATACTACTCTATGACCTGACATTGCTAATCCAATACTCATACCCATTTGAGTTTCCTCCATAACAGGTGTTTCAATCATTCTATTTTTATCCAATCCTTCAATAGTTTTACTCATTGGATTACCATAATAAACAATTTGTTGACCAATGAAAATTGTGGATGGGTCTTCCATACAAAATTTCATTGATTCAGTTAGAGCATCTAAATAAGGTGTAAATTGTGGAGAACCCATATATTATGGTTTTGAATTTGGATTGTATTGATTTTTATGTTCTTTATACCACTCAATAGTTTCTTTAAGAGCTTGTTTTAAATCTCTTTTTGGTTTCCAACCTGCAGAATTTATTTTCTTTGAAGAAAGTAAACGAACTGGAATCATTGGTGCTTTGTTGTTTACATATTCAATTGGATTATCGTTTCCTTCAATTTCTTTAATCCAACCCAATACTTCGTTTACACTAAATCCTTCTCCATATGCAACATTAAAAATATTGTAAATATCGTTGTTTTCCGCAACCCAAATGAATCCATCGGCCATATCTTCAACATGAAGTAAATCTCTTACTTCACTACCATCTCCCCATACCGGAATTGGGTTCAAACCATCTGCTACCTTACGAATGTTTGCAGGAGTAACGTGACATTTCTCATAATCAAATTTATCGTTTGGTCCAAACGCGTTTGAAGGTCTTACAATCAAACATTGCATTGGGTTGTGAATCTGATGTGAGAAATAATCACATAACAATTCACCATATCGTTTCATATTACCAACTGCACCATAAATAGGAAATGTGGAAGTTGCATGTACGTTCAAATCTTCAGTACAAAACTCATCTTTCATATCTGGATAAACTGTGTTTGAGGATATAAATAAAAATTTCTTTACTCCGTTTCTCCAACTTTGTTCCATAAGATTTACATTCATCTCAACATTAGGAGTTACATGGAGAAGTGGATTTTCTTTGGTATCTAAAGCATTTGAAGTATTTGCCGCACAATGAAATACGACATCTACTCCATTGGATACTTCTTTACAAAATTTAGCATCTTGTAAATTTCCTTTATACAAAGGAATAGTTTCACATCCTTCAAAATCATTTCTCAATCCTCTACTAAAAGAAGTAGCACGTAAATTTTTGTAACCTTTTTGATGTAACAATCTTAATAAATGTGAACCAATAAAACCACTTGCTCCTGTAACTAAAATTTTATATGTTTTTTTCATAACTATTTTTTATACTCATTTAAATAATAATCTATCGTTTCTTTTAATCCATCTTTTAAAGATACTTTTTGTTTAATACCAAATGATTCTGCTCTCTCCGTACTCATTAATCTCTTTGTATCTCCATTCGGTTTTGATGGATCCCATTCAATTCGTACTTTAACACCATACATTTCTTGGTAAATTTCTACAAGTGTTTCAGCAAGTTCTTTGATAGTTACTCCAGTTCCACTACCCAAGTTAATTGGTTGTGTTAATTTTTGTTCGTATGCTTTGATAATTCCATCTGCAACATCTCCTGCGTAGATAAAATCTCTAATAGGAGAACCATCTCCCCAACATACTAATGGATGTTCTTTTTCACCAAACAATCTTTTAATTAGGGATGCAATGACAGTTGATTCAGAACCGAAATTATCGTATCTTCCATAAATATTTGCTGGTCTTACAATTGATGCTTTGTTCCAATCATAAGATACTGAATATACCTCTGCTTGTAATTCACCTAATCTTTTAGCCCATCCTGCGTATTTATCTTTTTCTGATGGGAATGTTTTCCATACATCATCTTCATAAAATACTTCTGCTGGTTGATAAACTCCAACGGTAGATGTATAAACATACCACTCAACATCTTCCAACCTTGCGGCTTCCATCATATTGGTGTTGAATTGTAACATTGGTACAAAATAATCAGCGGGTTGTTCCATTGCCCTTTTTGGAGAACCTTTTACACCTGCAATGTGAAAAATTATATCTTGTCCTTCAACAACTTTTTTACAATTTTTAAATTCTCTTAAATCTGCTTTAATAAAACGATAGTATTTATCACCATACCTTTCTAATTGATTTGTGGGTTCAACTATATCTACTGTAGTTACAATTGCACCTTTTGTAAGGCACTTATCTACCATATAATTACCAACTAAACCGTTGGCACCGGTAATTAAAACCTTTTTATTTATCATTGTAAACTATTTTATATATATATGTATTTTTTGATTATTTTAAAAAAAAAATTTTGATTTGAAATCACAAATATTTAATTTTATATGAATTTATTTATTTTTGTTTTGTCTAAATTTGTAAAATTACTTTGAATGTTAATTCCACCAAACCCCATATTTTCAAAAGTTTTACCAAATGAATATAATTTATTTACTTCGTCTACAAAATCATCATAATTTTCATGTTCAGTATTCCAAACTGATAATTTTTTAAAATTTTCATCTGAAATATGTGGCCATTGTGCAATTTTTCCAAAATACACCCAAGTTGAATCAGAATCTAATTGATTTTGAATTCTGTTAAACATTTTTTGGTAAATTAGTTTTGCAAATAATGTCATTTCTTTATAGTTGTTATTTTGAACTACAAAAGAGCATCGTAATGTATTTATTGTTTTTATTTCAGAAATAAATTCTAAATTTTTCATTAATATATCCCAATTACCATTTAATCTAACTTTATTTTCATACGTTTCTTTTGTAGCAGCATCTATTGATATTTCTACTGATTTTATGTAGGGTTGAGCATTTTTTATTTTATCCCAATTTTCTTTTGTAAATAAATTTGCGTTTGTAGTCAAATATATATCATCTAAATTAGGCCACATTTTAGGATCAAATTCAAATAAAAATTTTCTAAATGATTTTGATGCCCACGGGTCACCACTACCTGTAATTGCTAACTTTCTTGCTTCTTTTGAATATTTACTTTTAATAAAATCTGTAATATTATCTATTTCTATTATTTCATCAGGCTTAGCCATAAAAACTTGTAACCTACAAGATGGACATTTTAAATTACAACTATCATCATAAGTAAAATTTAAAGAACCCGGTCCAGAACTTATATTATTTTCATCTATTACAAACCCATCATGCATAGTATAAGGTAAATCTTTTTTATGAACAAAAAAATAACCATTTTGTTTTTGTGTATCTATCAAAGTTCGTAAATGAGGACATAAATTTTTATTACAAAAAGAATATGTCCCATCGCAAACTGATTTTCGTATCTCATTTGCTATATTTGATTTCCAAACGTCATAATTAATAGTTCCATCTTCGTTTTTGGTATATTTTAACTTTGTATCTAACCAGGAAGGACAACACATTGTTGCATGATCTTTAAAAAATTCAAGATGTTTAAATGGTTGCACACAAATATATTTTTTTAGTATATTTTCTTTACTTTTCATAAATTTTTAAAAAAATTTTCTATACTATTACATTGTAAGTTCATAAAATTTTTTTTATTATGAATACATATGTGTTTTAAATTTTGATACAAACTATTTATTTCTTTTATACTTTTTTTATTTATTTCAAAAATTATTTTTTGAACTGCAAAATACCTATCTTCTGGTGATTCAATATCATCGTAACTTTCATCCCAATAGTTTTCAAAAGTTTTAAATCCAAATTTTTTTAATTCTTTTAAATAATTTACAGGTCCTAAAACAATATATGGTTGATAGTTTAGAATTGGTTTTAATATTTTTTCAGATAAAAATAATTCATTATCGTGAAAAGATGTTTCTGTCACAATATTAATACAACAATCTAAAAAAATATCTTTTTTAAATGTATTGTTTGTTTTAAAAGTGAAATCTTTCATAAATTCAGTATCAATGTGAATTGGTAATTTTTTTTTATAAAAAGATATTTCTTTATAATCTTTTTGATACGGAAAACAATGAATTCCTTCCAAATACAAAAAACTAAATAATGAATCAGAAAAATCATTACTTAAAAAATCATGTAATAAAGAATATCTATGT